CTAAACGAATTGTAGACCGCTACGGCGAACACACAGGTATCATAATAGGATTTGGCAATTACGCCGACCCATTGACCATCCTGGGAGTCATTGGCTATGTAAACATCTGAACCATAGATGCCTAGGTACTGGTTCTGGAAGTAGGAATAGCAGGTCTCAAACGTCGGAATGTGAATGCCTGTAGCATCCACATAGGGTGTCACATCCGCTAGGGTTGGAGTTACAGTGCCAGACATTTAGCTGCCTCCGGGGGTTGTACTAAATGTCGCTGTTTGAACGGTTTGTCCATAGGCTGTGTTTAAGGTCATAACCACACTAAACACACGGGCGATTGGGTTAAGAGAACTGGAATATGCTGTGATCCCTGACACATTGGGTGTTCCAAGGACACGATCCTGAATTGTCAGGTCACGGGTCCCCGCTGTTCCTGTGCCTAGCACCTCTGTGTCCCAAGGCGTGCCGTCAGAGGTGTCAATGAACCACTCACCAACATTGTTGAATTGCTGCAAGCGTAGCCGAGATACAACAGCTTGCGCAACTGTTTGCGGCGTATTCACAAGGAAGTCGTTACTATTGTGACCAAACACCATGTCTCCGTTGGCATCCCATTTGCGATATCGCATAGGTAGTCCTCATGTGTTGGGGGTTGGGGAAGCGCCATCCGAGGCATGCGTATGCGTGGACAAATGGATATTGGTTGTGCCGCTCTTGGCTACAACCTGACCAATGGCAACAAGATTGCCACTAACATTCACATTCGGCGCATTTAAGTTTATGGCTGTTGGGGCCACAACATTAACTATACCCCCTCCGGCCATCTCAATATAGGTGGCGCCATCATCACTTCGTATCTGATGTGTCGTCAGACTTACATTAGCTAGCGCTCGGGGCTTGGAACGGAACCCCAAGTGTGCCACGGGATCGGATATGTCATGCTGGCGTGGGTGCAAGGGTGGTTGGATGCCTCCACTAGCCCACCAACCATCTATGCATCTTGAACCGAAAGACAGCCAGCACTCATCGCCCGGCGCGATGGGAAAGGTATGAGTAAAGCCTCCTCCCGAGGGGAATTGCACCGGAACTTCCGAGATCGGGGCAATGGTCTTATAAGTTATGTTGCCCTTATCGTCTTGGATAGCAACTTTAGTTGCAGGCTGAACCGTAGCTGTTACGCCATTAAAAGAAATGATGATGCCCGGCATGCCTGTTTGTATGGTAGCCACTTTACCATCAATGGCTGTTCGGATAGCCTCGTCGTAAGAGTCAAAATCTTCGCGAACATCTACCATATTATCTCCTTAGTAGTAACTAAGCGATCCCGAGGCGCCTGGGTTTGGTCCGGCCGTAGAGCCATCCGAGTTGATTACCCGAGCCACGCAGTTAGTATACCAAGGATTGCCTCTTGTGTCACCTACATGCTGGAAGTAGAAGATGCGATAGAACCCATTCGGATTTAGGGGGTTCACAATGGGGTCCAACCCCAATTGTCCTGATATCGGAATGCCGGGCTGGGTCTGCTGTATCTGCGCCTGTATCTGCACAGCCCTGCCAACTCTTAGGTAAGGGTTCATAAGGGTTGTGAACTCTACGCCTTGCAATGTCTCCCTTGGAAGGCCGATCAAACCCGTCTTGGGACTAACTACGACAACAGCCCCAGGGATAGAGCCTTGGTTCTTGGCGACAATTTCAACTTTGCCGTCCTGAATGCTCCATGTAGTGTCTGTGTGACGACAGAAGTCGTCTAGCACATCTCGAACCATACCATGCAGCACAATTCCCCTAGGCAAGGTCACATTGCCTTTTCCGCCTAGGTTAGTGTAACCCATGTTCATGTTGAAGGGTGCAAGCGCTTGGGCAATCGTCTGTAACTGCTGGTTTACGGTAGAGCCTGCGGCGAGCGCAACACTCATGGTGGCAAAATTATAGGGCTTGTCCCCATCCGTCCCTATGAACTCTAGGAAGGTGTCAGTCTGATTTTCTCGGCCACTCAAAAACGCAGCCTGACTTATAGGTTGGCTAACTGAGCTTCCCCTTGTCATGCGGATCACATAGCCATTGAAAATAGTTGAAAGCTGCCCTCCTTGATATCCTACTTGGAGGAAAATGCGTGTAAACTCTTTCTGGATGCGAGCTATGGTGGATTGACTAAGGTTATACACCTTAATCCTGGCTGTGTTTGGTGTTTGGACACTATCACGCACAACAGTGAACACAATGCGGAGCGCGGACAAGTCTAATCCGCTGCTCGGGGATGTTTGAGTCGTTGTGGGCTTATTAGTTATGGTGAAGTCGTCTGTTGGTGAGGCCGTGTTTGATGATGGGGTAGTAGTTGTAGTAGTAGCATCTGTGCCTACCAATAACCTGATCTGACGAAGAAACTGTTGTGTGCTGGGGGGATTGCTCGTGTCATTGGGATTAACAGCCGGGCTAGTTCCACTCATGGCACATAGTAATACAGATGGCTCTGTATCCCCAAGTTAGTATATGTGGGTTCGGCATAAGGGTCTTCACCATCCGAGACAATGAACATAATGGTCCCCGCCCCTCCGATCTCCTCATACATATAGGGTCCCAAGATGTTGGTTGCTGTTACCAAAGCTATCCCACACACGATAGGCGAAGAGGAGGCATCGGCAATATCTATGAACCAGCCGCCGATTGTGGGAATGTCATACCAACGGAAGGTTAGGTTATACTCAATCCCGTTGATGTCAATACTCATAGTCTGAGCATTGGGTGTCAAAGGGATTTCAAACAGCCCTCCCGTAGAAGAAGTTGTGACTGACATTACTGTATCCCTATAAACTTACCCAGCACCGTACCAAAGGATGTGCTGCTGGATGGAAGCCCAAACTGATTGGCTCCTTGAACCAGAAGAGAGTCTTGACTAACCGTGCTGGGCTGTTGTGTTCCGCTATTGGAAGGGGAGTTTGTCTGTTGCGGATTAGCTTGAGAGGTGGCAGGGGGAAGTGTTGTGGATTGAGTTGTGACAATAATTACTTCTTTAAACTGAATATCCAGAATTAAGGAGTATTCAGTGCCGCTAGTTGTTACTTCCCTTATGGACTCAATAAGCATTGATGGATAGCGTCGCTTTCCAGTAACCAACGTCATTGGAATGCGTTGTAGCTGTAGAGCAACCACAGATGCATAGGCTTGTGCTGAGTAAGACGGGCCACCAAGCAATCCCTCTGTGACAGCCCCTAGCAAGGAGCCGCCCGAGAATAGGGCAGCCACCGCTTGAATAGAGGCATCACTCCAGCAAGCCCGAATGCTAGGCGATACAGGCTCCTTATAGGCATGGTCGGATATGTTGGCGCCTTTTTCAACTGGGTGCGAGGTAATGGCTAACTTATCCATGTGGCGCTCTTCCATCACCACATCTGGGTATAGATTGCCAAATTTGCGTGTGGGTCGGATCAAGGCGGATGCGATATTGCCGCCTAATGAACCAACAACTTGACTTATTGTTTGGCTCATACGAATACTCCCCGTGAGTTCCGAATTAGTTTACGATTGGAGTTTTCTTGGATGTTCGCAATCTCAGTGGCCACCCCGTGTGGATCACTGGATTGAATGTGGTAATGGTTAACTGTAGTACCCTGATCTATTGTTCGGGTATCATAGCGGCTCAGGCGCACTAGATTTGGGTCTTGGTGCCCCAAGGGAACAAATGAAGGAAAGCCCCCTGGTGTATCGGATTGTGGGTGATAGGGTGCTACAGGCACTTGTATCTGAGGATGCAACAAGTGAATATCAGGATAAAGGTTACCGTCCGATTGCGGGCGATTTTTCCAATACCTAGCCCTGGGTCCGCGGGACATCATAGCCCCGGCCTCGTCCTTTGGCTTCTCGTAGTTATGAACAATATCATAAGCCGAGTCAAACTCATCGGCACCCTTTAGGCCAGCATCCGCAGCGCTGTAACCATGCTTGAGTTCCCAAAGCATAAACCTAGCCTGATCCTCGGCTGTGCTATTGGCAAAGTCAACACCCGTAGCCTCTTTGAAATGCGCCAATCGTTCTGGACTCCAAGAAGCTAGACCCCTATGCATCTTGCCATCGCTATCTAGCACAGAACTATTTGGATTTAGCCCACTCTCCGCTTCTAAATTGGCAAGAATACCTGCAATGTTCTCACGCGAATAGCCCGCATCCTTGAACACACCAGCAATTTTGGCCGCGTTACTGTCTGTTTGGGCTGTCGTGCTTCCGCTAGGCTGCCCCGGCGCATCTTCTCGACTAGATAGTCCCCACTGACGCTTAAAGTTTTCTATAATTCTCCCGGCACCATCCACCATACCTTCGGTGCCTGTCCTTTGCCCCGGACCTGAAGGGCCTCCCAGCAGTCCGAGCAAAGCCTTCATAGGCTCGCCATTCATCAAATCAATCAGCCATTGCCAGTGAGTTTGCACATAATCACCGGCATCGGCCAATCCTTGCTTGAGATTGGCTATAAACTTCTGGACGTTGCCCCAGTCAAAGAAGCTGTGTGCCCTACCATTTTTGGTATAGGCCATGTAGTCATCAATCAGCAGAAGTAACGCTGTGATACCTGCGATAAGCATACCAAACGGAGAGAATAGGAAAGAAGATCGCAGGACAAGCCACGCCGCTAGGATGGCCCCTATGGTGGCTATGATGCGTTGTTCTATGACTGGCAAGCCATCGTAGAAGTCTTTAAGCGAGTTAAAGAAAGCAACGGCTGTTATGGTTAACCGCACGAATACAGTTATAGCACCCACAACAAGTTTAGTTAGCAGAGAGATAGCAGTTACAATCCCCGCAGAATTATCTAGCAGCATGTCACGCAACTGCTTGATCTGGGCGCCCAATGGACCCGCTAGCTCCTGCACAACCTTTTGGGCCATGGTATCTAGCACCATGCCGATGGAGCGCAACTGAGTCCAAAGCGAGTTAGCTGCCTTGGCCGCTGTTTCCATGTTTACGCCAAGACGCTTGGCCACATCCGCTTGTTCCTCGCGGAAAGCGCCTCCTTGGCCTATGTTCATCCAAGTCTTTTCGTCCACCCCGATCATGTCAGCATACTGCAACTGAACATACAGCGGCAGGTTGGACATCTTGCGTTGTAGCTGCTCAATCATCCTCGTAGGATCAGAGGTATTGATCCCTTGGTTATTGAAGAAGGATTGCAGCCCTGGCATCCGACGCAACTTGGACGCGAGATTTTCAATGGAGTTGGCCATAGCATCGGCTGAGGTTCCAGTCTGGCGCGCTCCATATCCGAACGCGACTAGGTTCTCAGCAGATGCTTTGGTGCGAAGAGATTGAAAGTAGAGCTTATCTAGCGTATCGGATACTCTACCAATAGAGTACTCAATAACGGCTGCGGCAAGCTCTGCCGCTTTCGCGAGGGCATTGAAGCCTCCTCGCGCGCCACCCAATGCAGACATGAACTGATTGAGGGAGGATCGCTCTACCCGGAAGGTAAGAGCAACCAAAAACTCTTCAATAGGTGTTGCCATTCCGATATCCCCCAGAGAGCCAGCAGTAAGCAATTCCTGGCTCTCTGGGGTTTTGCTTACTCTGACCTATGCTTCATCGCTTCATAGGCACGGGCTTCATTTTCAAACTTAACGTCCATTGCTTCGTTAATGGCCGCTATGTCATCTATCCCAACCCTGCATTCTATCACGTCTAGGTAGGTGATGTGCCCAGCTAAGATAGGGCGCCATACCCAATCTGTTTCATCCTCGGTTGTTACCGGGCTGTAGTTTGGGCTGTCGCCCCCGACGGAAGTCCAGGAACGTCGAGGGCGTTGGAGAAAGAACCCACATTATCCAGTATCACATACACAGCGATGGTCAGCATTGACATGCCATCAAGCCATGCATACTGAACTACACCGGCCCGCTTGTTCCAGACATCACACCAAAGATTGGCTTCCAAGACCCGAGTAACAGTTAAACAGCTTTGGATGATGAAGTCCACATCATTGTCACTCAAGGTCGAAAGCGCCTTTGTGAGTTGTGGCGCTATAGCCCGGAACTTCTCAGCCGACATGCTGATCCCCTCGGGGACCGCAACATCGGCCTGACTGCTATCCACTTTGGCCTTTTCCTCATCCTTACCTATGTCCTGCATGAGCGCGAGGAAGGGAAACATGGGGGCCATACGCTTTAGCATCTTGATCTGGACAAACCCATCCATCTTTCGGGTTTGGTACTCCCGACCTCCTAAACTAAACTCCATAGCCATCCCCCTTCAAGTATTTAGCTGTTGCTGTTGTTGCTTCCTAGATAGCCGGTCGAGTGGCCAACATCGAATGCCCACATCTGAACTGCGGCGTCCTTTCCGTATGCCATGTTTGCCGAGCGTTTGAAAGCCGCCACGGTACCTGTCATGGAATCACCCGAAATGGGATTGGCTACGGTGATGACATTCTTACCCCAAAGGAGTGACGTAATCCTCTGGGCGTTATACATGGCCATCAGTTGTTGGTTAGCCGGAGACACCTTCTGCAAATGGAAAGTATAGGTGGCAGCGTTGCCCGCATGCAGGTTATGCTGCACCGAGCCATCTGCACCAATGTCCATCTTGTTCTTGTCTTCGACCATCTCGATCGTAACGCCCTCATCGGAAGCGCCGGAGCCATACCCTAAGTTAATGGAGCCTCCGGGTCCTGTGATGTTGGCTTGCACATCCTTGAAAGAGTATGTTGTCATTTCAATCTCCTAACAGTTAGCGCTGGACGTTAATCAGCACATTGGCGCTATGCACAGCCCCCGCAAGGCAGCACAGGATTTGGATGGTCGGCGACTTGCGAGCTTGCCGATCGGCTGTCGTCTGCGACGACACGGGAGCCGCATAGACATAGTAGCCATTGGGCAGCGTATCCCCTGTCTTGACCGTGCCCGTGGGCGGACCATTCCACACACCCGGCGCCAACAAGCCATTGGTAACACCCTGCTGCATGGCCGCAGAGGCCACATTCACCAACTGATGGATGCCTGGGTCGGTCTGCGGGATTTTGGTGGGCGCATTGATAATGGCATTGAACAGTGCAGTCTGCACATTGTTCGCCAGCCAGTCTGTGCCCTGGATTTCATCAAAGTAGAAACCGTTGGCCATTGTGCCGAACTGAATGAAGGCCAAGCCGCCTTCATAGTTAACAAACACATTGCCGCACTTGGCTTTCAGCGCCGCAGCCTGGGACTCGGATAGCG